CAGCCACTCCTCGACCCCGTCGCGCTCGCCCATGAAATCGCGAAGGAAGCCGTCCGGCAGACGGCATACGCGCCACGCTGGGTCAGTCTCAAACAGGCCAGCGCGATGCTCGGCGGCGTCGACAAGAAGACCCTCCGCAAATGGGCGAGAGCGGGACGGATCAAGATGCGCCAGCCAAGCGGATACCACGGCAAGGTCATGGTGTCCGTCGCATCCATTGAAGAATTCGATGCCAACGCCGGGACGCGCCGGCGCTAAGGAGGCAAACATGCGCAAGGAATCCAAGCCGAAAGACCACTCCGCCGTCATGGTCATCCGCGACCACAAGTGCGGAGCCGACGTCAAGGCCGCGCGAATCAGCATCGTCACCGACGAAGGCCACCTCGCCGGAGTGACCATCAGCCGCGCAGCGCTCGAATTGCTGCAGACCAGCATCGGCCGTCTGCTGCGCGAGATGGACGAGGAGGAATCATGACCAAGCTCGCACACGCCATCCTCTGCCAGCTCGTCGCCGCCATCTGGATCGCCGCCATCTGGGTGCTGTACTGCACACCGGCGTGCACGCATCCCATCGAACACCTCATCGCCGCGCCGATCGCGGTGCTCATCCCCGCGGCCGTCGTCACGTGCCGCATCTGCTCGGATTCCCGCGTCATGCGATGGCTGGAGCAGCAGAAGTGAAGGACTTGGATGGCTCAGCTCACATTGCGGCATGGACGTGTCTCGTCATGCGCGTCCATGCGGGAGCCACCCAACCGTCAAGGGAAAGACGCTAAAACCGGCCGGACGGGTCATCTTCTTCTTCTCCTCCCGTCCGTCCCGCCGGAGCCCGCGACAGGATGCGGGTGCCATGGATCGGCGCTCCGACAGCGCCGGCGGATGGATGCGCGGTTCGATTCCGCGCTCCGGCACGACATCCAATCCAATCCCAAAGGAGGCACACGATGCCAAGCAATGCAGCCAGGCCGGAAGGCGAGCGGTGGTTCGAATGGCCACTCACGCCGACCAGCATCGGCATGACGGCGGCAGAGCTCATCAGCGAATTGTACGAGACCATATCCGCGCTCAACCGCGACCGCAGCTGGAATCTCACGCTGGTCGCTCCGGCGCGCTTCGGAGACATCATCATCGACCGCGAGGCCGGATGCCTCCGCGCGAAATGCGCGTGGAAGACCAAGGACCCCAGCCAGCTCGGCCCGGCGCCCGCCGGATACGTGAGGGGAGAGTGACGCCATGGCCATCGGAGAGACCGTCATCACCATCGTCGGCAACATCACCGCGGATCCGGAACTGAGGACCACTGGCCAGGGCGCGCAGGTCGCCAGCTTTACCATCGCCAACACGCCACGCCAGTACAACCGGCAGACCGGCCAGTACGAGGACGGAGACGCGCTCTTCCTCCGCTGTTCGGCATGGAACGACCTCGCCCAGCATTGCGTGCGGTCATTGGCCAAGGGCATGCGCGTCATCGCTCAGGGCAGACTCCGACAGCACTCGTATCAGGCGCAGGACGGCACCAATCGGACCGTCGTGGAGCTGCAGGTCGACGAAATCGGGCCATCGCTGCGGTACGCGACGGCGCAGGTCGCCCGCATCAGCCGCCAGGGCGGTCCCGTCTACGGCAACCCCGCATCGCCGCAGCCGACCGTCAACACCGGCGTCGGTGGCTGGAGCCAACGGCCGCAACAGTCGGCGCAGACACAGCAACCCGCCGCGCCGCCGGCCGATGATCCGTGGGGCGCGCCGGTGACCGACCAATCGTCATTTGGGGACTTCGGCAAACCGGATCCGGAACCGGAATTCTAAAGGAGGAAGCAATGAAAGCCAGCGAACAACAGGCGCTCATCCCGCAGGAAGCGACACCTGACACGCTCATCGACCTCATCGGCAAGACGCAGCAGGTCACCAAGGCCGCGGCCGTCGTGCTCAAGGCATGCCGCAACGTCATGGACACCAAAAACAAGCAGGAGCACATCGACAAGTGGGGCGGCATCCACGCCATCACCGAAGCCGTGTACGACTGCGCAGACCTCGCTCAGCGCATCCTCGACGCCGGTCTGGCCATGGAGAACATGTGCGCGAAGCCGGCCACGTCACGGCAGATGATCCTCATCGACGACCTGCGCCGCAGTCTCGACATGGACGATGGCGACGTGGAGGCGACCGTCGATCCGGACACCGGCGAGATCGACTGAACCACCGGAAGGAGAAGAAGAGATGTGGTTTATTGTCGACGACCAGATGGCCGACGACAGGCGCATCCGCCGCCTGCCTCTCGCCACCGTGGGACTGTGGGTCAAACTCTGCGTCATCCACTCCAAGGGCATCTCGATGCAGGCCAAGGACCCGGCCGCGTATCCAGGATACTTCGACAAGCTCGACCTCAAGGACGCCGGCGGCACCATGAAACAACTCCAGCAGCTCATCGACATGGGGCTCATGGAGGAGCGCGGCGGCGGCTGGAGGCCCGTCTACGCCGAAGGCATCTGCAAGGAACCCAAGACGCTCACCGAGGAACAGCGCGAGGCCCGGCGCAAAGCCGGAAGCAAGGGCGGACGGCGTAAGGCCGCCAACCAAAAGGCCAAGCAACCGTCTAGCAACTTGCTAGCAAACAGCCAAGCGAACGGAGAGCAAAACAGTAGCGAGACAGGTAGCGAAACGTCTAGCAACTTGCTAGAGGACAGCCAAGCAAAAACATGGCATAAAACCGATACCTATACCGACATACCCTCTCCGACCCCTCCCGCCAGCACCTCGAAGCAAACCGATACGCCGGACGCCGGCTTCGACCGTTTCGCCGAAGCCTATCCCGGATCCGTCGGCGCGAAAGGCCGCAAGACCGAAACCGAAGCACGAAGCCTGTACGCGGCCATCGCCGGAAACCCCGTCGAACTCACACGCCTCCAAACCGCGCTCCGCCGCTACAAGCACGCCGTCAACGACGGTCAAATCCGCACCGGCCACATCCCACGGCTCAACACATGGCTCCGCGACCAATGGGAGACATGGGCGCCGGAACCCATCACACCCACGCGCCAGCACAAGCACACCTGGAACTGCGAACACGTCCACCAGCTCATGGATCCACATGAGGACGAATACGACCACACCGGAAGCCTCCGCAACGGCAACCCAAGCGAATGGTGGAAGGCATGCCAGGCATGCGCAGACGAACTCAACCAACAACAAACCAGCAAGGAGAAGCAATGAGCAACTACCACCAAAGCAACGAAATCAAGCTCATCAACCCAAGCCTGATCGACCCACACCCGGACAACCCACGCAAAAACATCGGCGACGTGACCGACCTCGCGGCCAGCATCAAAGCCAACGGCCTGCTCTCGCCGCTCTCCGTCGTACCCAACGGCAGCCGCTTTCGCGTCATCGCCGGCCATCGTCGCCTTATGGCCTGCAAGCAGGCCGGAACCGGAGCCGTCCCATGCTTCGTGCTCGACCTCGACCCATTGCAGCAGCTCGAGGCGATGATCACCGAGAACTGCCAGCGCGAACAACTCACCGCGTTGGAGGAGGCCGACGCCATCCAGGGCATGCTCGACCTCGGAGCCACCACCGCCAGCGTCGCCCACCGGCTCGGCCGAAGCGCCGACTACGTGCGTGACCGCGCCAAGGCCGCCAGCATCGACAACGAGGTCAGAGCGACCCGCGACGATTTCGGCCAGATCTCCATCGGCCAGCTCGTGGCCATCGCGCGATATGACGGCCAGCCGGACAGGCAGAAGAAGCTCGCGTCGGCGGCCGGCACCTCGAACTTCGACTACATCCTCCGCAACATCGAACGCGACGACCGCGACCGGCAATGGATCGAATCGGTCGCCGCGCTCCTCGTGGAGCCCGACAACGGCATCAACCTCATCCCCGACCCCGAAAAGCCCTACAGCGACCCGGAATGGCGATACTCCGGCTGCATGTTCCCATCCACCGGCACCCCCGAAGAAGTCATCGATAAGATCCGCGAACAGAACCCCGCAGCCGTATCCATCCACACGCAGCAGGTCTACCTCTGGACCCGCCGCGACAAGACCGCCGACGCCGAAAAGGAAGCCCGACGCGCCGCCGAACAAGCCGAACGCGACGCCCGCCGGCACGCGCTCGAGGAATACGCCGCCGCATCCGCAGACAAGCGCATGGCATGGCTCCACGCCAACCTCCACGGCATCAAACGCGACAAGCTCATCGAAACCACGGCCCAGCTCGGACTCCTGCAGATCATCGACCCCTTCCCGGGCGGTCTCGTCGACGCCCTCAACAGCTGGCGCGACCACACCGGAATCCGCGAGGAATACGAGAAGATCACCGGCATCACAGCCGAAGACGCCCCGACAGCCGCGCGCATCAGCCTGCAGACCGACAAATGGCCATTGGAAGCAACATCAATCCTCGCCGCACGTTTCGAATGGTTCATCGATCCCGAAGACTGGACCACCGTCAACGACACCAGCAGACGCATCCCCGGCTACTACCAGATCCTCCAAGACCTCGGCTACACGCCCGCCGACGACGAAACCAACCACCTCGACCAGCTCATCGCCGCCATCACCGAAGCCGACTCCGACGAAAACGAAGAAGACGACGAAAACGAGGAGGACGACGAATGACCAGGGAACAACTCGAAAGACTCACCCAACTCCTCACCGACACCGCCCAGACCGCCAGCACAATCGAACTGCGAGCGCTCGCCGGTGGCAGGGCAGATGACGGCATCGTGGCGATGGCGGCCGGGCTGAGGGCCAATTGCACTTCGTGTTTGGTGCTGGTCGACGGTCTGATGCAGGAGGGGGTGCGTTGTGAGTGAGTTTGCTGATTCGAAACGTGCCGCCTTGGAGCGGCAGGGATGGCATTGCCTGCGTTGCGGGGCGAACATCCATGACCCGTCACGCTGGCCAGGACGCAGTGGCCATCACCGTCAACTGCGGCGGGCGGCGGATCCGGATGTGAGGCACAGTCCGGCCAACATCGTCGAGCTGTGCGGTTCGGGCACGACCGGCTGCCATGGGTGGGTCCACCAGCATGTGAAGGAGGCCGAACGCCTTGGGCTGATAGTCCCGCTCGGCATAGATCCTCTCTCCACCCCAGTGCGCGACTGGCAGGGGAGATGGCTCTGGCTCAACCAGGACGGCACGGCCACGCCATTGACCATGCGCGAAACATTGACAATTCAAACGGAAGGAATGACAAATGCACGAGAATAACGGCAAACCGGAGGCGCTGCTGTGGATCGACTTTGAGACCACAGGCGTGGACAGGCGCAAAAGCCTGCCATTGGAGATCGGTATGGAATGTACCGACATGCTGGGCGAACAAAAGTTCGGATCATTGTCCCGCATCATCCGCCCGGACAGACTCGACCTCCTGTCCATGAGCCCCGTCGCCTTCTCCATGCACACCGACAACGGCCTGCTGTTCGAACTCATGGGAGGCTCCGTGCGCAATGACAGCATGGTCGTCGTGGCCAACGCCGTGGAGGAATTCCTTGACTCGCTCTCCCAGCGCTTCTCCCTCGTCCCCGCGGGGACCAACGTGGACTTCGACCTTGACTTCCTCCGCCGACTCAACCTCAACCCTGACGCGTGGCTCACCTACCGCAAATACGACATGGCCACCATCCGCCGACTCGTCACCGTGCTCGGCGCCCCGGATCCATACCAGGGCGACAGCGGCCCGCACCGGGTGAAATCCTGCATCGCACGCGACATCAAAGACTACAAGGCCATGCTCGAGACACTCGCCGTCAAGACGGGAGACCACAAGTGAGAAAGACCATCAGCCACCTCGCCGACCGGCTCGGAGACGCCATGGCCACGCTGTTCACCCTCCTCGCGCTGCTGCTCATCCCGCACGCCGTCATCAGGGCGATCATCGGACAGGCGCTCCACCAGTGGACACCAATCACGTGGCTCGCCATCCACACCGCACTGACCATCGCGGCGCTCGCCACCAGCCTCGCCAGCTATGCGATCGCCGCACTGCTCGCACCGCCAAGACCGGAGACCTACCAATGACCGAAGACCAGCAAGACCAGCTCGTCATCAGCCTCGACACGCAATACGCCGTCGCGCACGCCATCTACAACCGATTCCACGCCAACGGCCACCGCAAACACCTCACGTGGGAAAACCTCGACGACGACGGCCGCGAACCATGGCGCCTGATAGCCAAGGACGCGATCACCGAGATGCTGGCCAGCCCGGAGATCGGAGGAACGGCATGAGCCACACCGCGATAATCCTCCTGGCGCTCGCCTTCCTGATCGGCTGGATGGGTGGCCGGGAATGAGCATCATCGTCCCATTGCACAAGTGGCGGTCGGCCGACCCGGCCATCCTGATCGGCCGCCGCTGCATCGCCCAAACCGACCAGGACGTCGTCATCGACGGACGACTCGAACTCATCCGCCGGCCGGACGGCACCGCCACCCTCCGCTTCCAAGGCATCGGAAACGACATCATCGACCACGATCCGAACACATGTTCCAACAGCATGAGCGACGGCATACGAAGCCTCGCCATCTACGGAAAGGAATGAAATGCACACCGTCAGAATCGCCACCAACCTACGCAAATGGCGCAGACCCGCACCCTGCCCGGCATGCCGCCAGTCACGGCCGCTCATCCTGACCCTCGGCACCGTCTACAACCTCCGAACCCGCAAACCGGTCAACACCATCTACGGCTGCATCTGCCCCAACTGCCGGCACAAATGCATCCTCCACATCGACGGCAGAAGCCTCAACAAGGCCATCCGCCTCTGGAACCACCACGCCAGCCACCATCAAAGGAACGAACAATGAGAAACACCATCTGCGCCACACTCACCGCCATCACCCTCACCCTCTGCACCGCGCTCGCAGGATGCGGGAGCGCGTCCAAGACGTCGACCCCGGCCCCCGTCATCGCCGCCACCGGCACTACATGCTCCAAAATGTCCAGCGACGACATCAAGGAATGCATCGTCACACTGTCCGACACGAGGAAAGTGGACTGCGTCGTTTACTCGGGCTACAAGCAGGGCGGCCTGTCATGCGACTGGAGCCATGTGAGCGGTGCAGACAAGGAGCCACAGTGAAAATCTGGTCGCAATGCGGCGCCGTATGTATCGCACCAGAGGATGACGAGGAGCGGCAGGCGTGCGAAATCGCCGTCAACGCCCTGCTCAGATGGTCGGCGGAACACGACAAGGAAAAGAGGCAGCAATGAACAATACGGGTGCAGACGTCGCCATCAGCACGCTCGGCAAGCTCATCGACCAGGAACTCGCGGCAGTGCGCGCCGCATCCCGCGACGGCAACCGGCCGTTCTACGAGATATCGTCGACCCGGTATCATGCCTACCTCACCGCCAAGGATGAGATCACGAAGGCGCTCGCCGATGCCGTGGAGGAAAGGGGTGCGGGGAATCCGTTCCTGCCGCAGCGTGACGAGCTGGTCACGCAGGATATGCACACCTGCGACTTGTGCGGCCGGTGGTGTTCAAGTCCCGTCTATTCCGTGGGCCTCATCTATGGCGGTCAGGCGAAGACAGTCACCGAGGTGTGCGCCGCCGTCATGCGACGGCTCAAATTCCAGCCGGTCAAAACCATCTCGCTGGACATTTACCGGCTTTTTGAGAAGTGGTTGGACGAGCAGAAGGAGACGGAGCGGTGAGTAGGAAATTTAAGGTAGTGCCGGTTATGTACGCGGCAAGCGGAGACGTGTACACGCTGAAGCTGCAGAATACGGAAGCGCTCGCCGGTCTGCTTTCCGACGGATGGAGCGTGATGCGCACCGACGTGTTGCCGGGACTCGGCGGCAAAGGCGAGTACAAGGTGGAGCCGAACATATGCTATGAGCCACCATTCCCGCCGACAATCGTCTACATCCTTGAGAAGGAGGCGGAATGATGAACAGCATCAGTCATAACAAACGGCGCTCGCCGCATGCGTGCCGGAGCGCGGTCGTGATATTCATTTGCGCGAGCAATGGCATCGGTCCGGGGATAGAGCATTGCGTCATCTGCGGCAGGTGGTGGAAGCTGTACGCCGCGTCCTCGCATCTGACCATCTGGACCGAACCGCCCGGATGGGTGGTGTGGCTGCTGCGACACAAGACCCGGAAGACCATGCACAATCAACAGAGAAAGGAATCGAAATGAGCGAGGAAACACTGGAACCGCCGCTCCCGCCTATCGACGCGAGAACCGAAGCCGTCGCCGAACGCCTGTTCGGGCTCAAATTTGCACTCCGCAAGGACGATCCGAAACACATCCACGACGAATGGGAGCATGCGGCCGACTGGATCCACGACGGATACCTGCGTCAAGCCATCGAAGTGCTCGCCGCCGGCGACCAAGCGCAACCCGCGAGCGCCGACGGATCCGATTACGGGGAGCGCCTGCGCGTCGAATACCGTGAGTTGACCGCTCGTGCTGGCAGGCTCAGGGACATGCTGCAGCGGTATGCGGATGGCACGCTTGACTTCGAGCCTACCTGCCCGATCACTCTGTTGAGCAGGCAGCTCGACGTCATGGACGAATACGCTCTCATCCTCCGCAGGCGCGCCAACATCGAGCACATCAGCCTCGGCTACCAGCGCATCGACACGGCCGCCAGGGACACCCGATGAGCGACACGTTCGACCGTATCCGCGCCGTCATCCAATGCGTCACAGGCCTGCCGGCCGACCCAACAAAGGAGAACAAGCAATGAGCAACGACATCGACAAAAGCGTAAACCGTCTCAACGCAGCCGAAACCATCCGCCGCCAGGCCATCGCACTGCAGAAACACATCAGCGAAGCGCTCGCCGGCCTCCAAACCCTCAGCGGCAGCGAGGACATCCAGATCAGCCACGCGCTCACCATGGCCACCATCCAAGCATCCAAAGCACTCAAACAAGCCCACCTGATGCAGGACACGGCCGACATGCTCGACCAAGCCGACCAACGCGACGAGGAAAACAAAATCAGCCGCATGCTCATGCACAAGATAGCCCAACAAGGAGAATAAAAAGAGAGGCCCCACCAGCCGGCAGAACCTCCAAGAAACCAACCACAATTCTAGCCGAAAGCGGGACCATCATGAACAAATGCCAGCAATGCGGCACCGAAGCACAAACACCCCTCTGCAAAAACTGCGCCAAACACATGCGCCGACAAATCACCAGCCTCGCAAAAACCATCCCAGAACTCCGCGCGCTCGCCGAACGCAAAGCACACATCGGCGAGCGCGGTGGTGGTGTTCGTGGTGGTGAGCCTGGTCTGCCGGTGAGTGTGCATTGGCTGGAGGTGTATGAGGAGGCTGCGTGTTTGATGCTTCGGTTGGCTGGTTGCATCAATCTGAAGTGGATGTTGCTGCCGGTTGATGGGTGGCGTTCGGCGTATCGGGCGTTGTGCAGGTCGTGGTCGAGTGTGGTGTGTTCGCCGTCGGCTGGTGATCTGGCCGATCGGCTGGACAGGATGCTTCGGCGTATCGACCGTTTGTGCACGCCTTCGGATGGGCGTGTGACTGTGGTGCAGTGTCCTGATTGTTCGGCGTCATTGGCCGTGCCTCAGGGGATGCGTGATGGCTGGTGTCCGGAATGTGGAGAGCGTTTGGACTTGGACATGCTGGTGTCCGGCAGGCTGGGGGAGGCCGGGCAGGCGGTCATGACCTGTTCTCCTGCGGAGGCCGCCGACTGGCTGACCGACCGTGCGGGCTTGCGCACCACTCGCAAGCAGGTGTCTAACTGGCTGGCTCGCGGCAGACTGTCGAAGGCGCGCAGGATCGGCCGTGGCGTGTGGGAATTCAATCAGGCCGAGCTGGTCGACACGCGGCTTGCGCAAGAGGGTGAGTCCATGTAATCTGTAAGAGAACTTGCACCATGCCCGAAGGGTCTGGTGCTTTTCTTTTAAATACTTATAATCGTTGCTGTTCGGCGTGGAGCCACTAGCAACCCTTGGAGCCGTCGCACCGAAGGATGTCGACCATGGCGGCAACACCCGTTGTGTCGGTGGCCCATGAATCGGGGGTGGCCAGCTGGGGGACCTTCGCGGGAGACGTACCCCAGACATGCCGGGCCTCCGATGGGGGATTTGATGTACAAGGTATGCTCCACCTCCGGCTGCCCGCACCTGGTATCCTCCGGCTCCCTGTGTGACGAGTGCATGAAAGCCAAGGACAAGCGCCGCTCGCGCGGCCGCAATCCATACACCTCGAAGGCGCATCGTCTCGCACGAGCCCGTGTGCTGGCGAGGGACCCGCGATGCGTCTGCCCTGGTGACGGACCCGACGGATGCGGCAGGCACCATGGCCTGTGCGGCGCCCCCAGCACCATCGCCGACCATTGGCCGCTCGAACGCGTCGAACTCGTCGAAGCCGGACTGGACCCCAACGATCCGGCGCGCATGCGCGGCCTGTGCAAGCGTTGCCACGACAGCAAGACGGCAAGGACGAAACCTTCAGGCTTCAACGGTCGAAGCCTTCGCTGATTCATCTCATCTGCTGCGCGCATGCGGTACGTCGAGCCAAGCCGACGACGTCCGGCGCGCGCCGCAAGCGTGAGGCGAAGCGGAAAACGAAAAGCGATCAAGTCTTTTTCAATTCGGTTCGTGGCCCGCCGCGAAGACGAACGCGCGGTATTTGAAAACGTTGGAAAATCAACGAAAACAAACCGGCGAAACACCCACGGGGGTACCCCCTAACGGATTGGCGGCCGGAACCGCCGGAGAGCTGTCTCCGAGGTGCGGAGGGTTCAAAAGTTTCAGAGGGGGGCGGGCGAAAGGCCCGGCCGCCGACAGCGAAGGAACGGCGCGAGGCCGTCCGACGATGGAGGAGACATGCCAAGAGGAGGAAAACGCGTCAGATCCGGTCCGATGCCGGATCCGTCGAGCGGTGCGAGCGAACGCAGGGGATACACGCTGCGCAGTCTTCCGAACACGGAATACAAGGGCCGGCCGCCGAAGTTTCCGCTGCCGCCTTACGTGATCCGCTATTTCGACAAGGACTCGCAGGAATGGATCGAGGACAGGGCCGGTTCGGAATCGTGGAATGACCGGGAGGCCGAACTGTGGAGGCAGTTGTGGCGTCTGCCGCAGGCGCGCGCGTGGAAACAGCCGCAGCTGAAGTATCTGCATTACCAGATCGCCTCGTATGTCCGCGAATGCGTGGTGTGCGAGAGCCCGTCGGCCAAGGCGGCCGACGTGGCCGTGAAGATCAGGCTCGAGGACCGGATAGGCCTGTCCGAGGCTGGATTGCAGGCGCTCGGCTGGAAGATCTCCGAGGACAACGTCGACATGGCCGCCCACGAGGTGCCCGCCACGGACGCGGAGGCGTCCGAGAGCGGCATGGACACCAAGATCGTCCAGTTCCCACGACGCCTGAGGGCGTGACATGGCCGACGACTGGATCATCGACTTCCCGACGCTCGCAGACCTGCAGGATGCGTGGGTTCGGCGTCACGTGCGCCAGCCGGACGGTATTCTCCGCGGCAAGCCCTTCTGCTGGTCAGATTGGCAGTTCTGGTACGCCGCACACCGCTGGAGGGTGCGCGAGGACGCGGAATTCATCCCGCCCGAAGAGGTCACGGTGGACAATCCACTGGTTCTCAACCAAGCCTTCCAATATCGTCTGACCGGCTGCATTGGCCCGCAGAAGACAGGCAAGGGGCCGACCGAGGCCTCATGCGCCATCCTCGAAGCCTGCGGTCCGGTCGTGTTCGCCGGTTGGGCGAAGCCCGGCGACGTGTACCGCTGCTCCGACAACGGCTGCCCTTGCGGATGGGTCTACCATTACAATCCGGGCGAGCCGAAGGGCATGCGCCATCCATCGCCGCTGATACAGCTGACCGCGAACTCCGAGGACCAGGTGCGCAACGCCTACCGTCCATTGGTCGCCATGATCAGGCTTGGTCCGCTGAAACAGCTGCTCAAGGTGCGCGAGGGGTTCATTCGCATCCTTCGCCCCGGAATCAACCTTGACGACGATGATCTCGATCTCGACCGTATCGACGTGGTGACCGCCTCGGCAACCAGCCGTTTGGGTAATCCGATTTCTGATGCGGAACAGGACGAGGCCGGCCTGTACACCAAATCGAATGGCATGCTCGACGTGGCCGACACCCAACGCCGCGGCGCCGCAGGCATGGGCGGCAGGACGCACTTCTGGACCAACGCCTACGACCCGGGGGAGAACAGTTACGCCCAACAGCAGTTCGAATTGGGCAGTAAGGACGTGTGGATCTTCTACCGCAACCCCGATTTGAACCCGGACCTGCGGCACAAGGACGGCACGCCATACAGCTTCAACAACCGGCGCGAACGCCGCAAGATCCTCGAATGGGTCTACGCCGGAAGCCCGTGGGTGCCTTTGGATTCCGTCGAAGCGGAGGCCGAGGCGCTCATGGAGAAGGATCCCGCACAGGCGGAACGTTTCTTCGGCAACCGAATGGTGCAGGGTGGCGGCGCATGGCTCGAGGATGGACTCTGGGAGAGCTGCTATGCAGGAACATGAGCTTTGGCTTGAGAACCCGCCGAAAGGCACCGAGGTGTGTCTCGGCTTCGACGGCTCCGAGAACGACGACTGGACATGCATCAAGGCCGAGACCCGTGAAGGTTTCATCTTCACGCCACGGTATGGCGAGGATCGCCGTCCGACGATTTGGAATCCGAAGACGTGGGGCGGCCGCATCCCGCGCAGCGAGGTCAATGCCGCCATGGACGAGCTCAACGACCGATACAAGGTGATCCGCGCCTATTGCGATCCCGGTTTCCGCGACGAGGTGTCGTGGGAATCTCAGATCGAGGCATGGGACTCCCAATACGGGCCGAAGAAATTCATCCCCTGGTCGATGAGCGGCTCCAGCCGTATCACCGCCGTCTGGGAAGCGTTGAAACGCTTCGAATCCGACCTGCAGCATCACGCGATCACGCAGGACGGCTGTCCGATCACCATCACGCACATGCGCAACGCAAGACGCTTCGCCAAGTCCGGCGAACGCTACGGGCTGGGCAAGCCGAAGCAGACGCGGAAGATTGATGCGGCGGTGACGTGCGTGCTGGCGCACGAGGCGGCATGTGATGCACGTGCCGCCGGCTGGGGTAGGAAACGCAAGGCGTACTTGTTGACTGGTTCTACTACGAGGGGGTTCTAATGATTCGTACCGCCGATGATGTGAATCGCATGGCGAATCTTCTCGCCTCGAAGATCGAGAACCGTCGGCCGGACATCAGGAAGCATACGGATTATGTGCGCGGCAAGCGCGGCACACTGAAATTCGCGTCCGACGAATTCAAACGCTACATGGCGGACCGGTTCTCAGGTTTCGCCGACAACTGGTGCCTGCCGGTGGCGCAGGCGCCGGTCGAGCGCATCCATTTCAGAGGCTTTATCCCATACGACGACAGTGAGCTCGACTCGCATGTCATGCGCGTGTGGGAGCGGAATGACTGCGATCGCAAACTGCAGGAGACGGCTCTGATGATGACCACGACCGGACGTGCGTTTGGCCTGGTGACCTCGATGCCTGACGGCAGGGCGCGCATCAGCTTCGAACACCCCGACTCCGCAGCCGTCCATTACGACCCGCTCACTGGAGAGGTCGACGCCGGCCTCCTGGTCCGCTATGACGAGGAGCACGAATTCGGCACGCTGCTGCTGCCGGATCTGGTGTTCGACGTGGTGCGCGTGCGTGCAGGCGGGGACGACGAGCGGAACCGTCTGCCGCCCGGCGTTGAGGGCTGGCGGTTCGTTCCGGATTCGGCGCGCGCGAACCCGCTCGGACGAGTGCCATTGGTCGAATTCCGCAATCAGATGCTCCTGGACGACCTGCCGATCAGTGATGTGGAGCAGGTCGAATCGATGCAGGACGCCGTCAACGTCTGCTGGGCCTACACGCTCAACGCCCTGGACTTCGCGTCCATGCCGGCGAGGGTGATACTCGGCGGCGACTCCCTGTCCGAGCCGGTCTTCGACAAGGCGACCGGAGAGCAGGTTGGTGAGCGTCCTGTGAACCTCGACAAGCAGGTCATGGAGCGCATCATGCAGATCACCGGCGACAACGTGTCGATCGGCGAATGGACCGCCAGCAACCTGCAGGCTTTCCTGCCGATCATCCAGAAGGCCGTCGAGCACATCGCGGCCGAGACACGCACGCCCGGCCACTACCTGCTGACGAATGCGGAGGTGCCGGCCACCGGCTACGAGGTCGCCGAAGCCGGCCTCGTGTCGAAGACATTGGAGCGCATCAGCTTCATGCGTCAGCCGGTGCGCGAATTGTGCGTGATGGCCATGATGCTCGAGGACGATGAGGAATCAGCCCGCATCCTCGAGGATGCAAAAGTCGTGTTCGCCACACCGCAATACCGGTCCGAGGCCCTCATGGCCGACGCGATGCTCAAATACAAGCAGCTCGGATACCCGTTGCAGTGGATCGCCGAGCAGATGGGTCAGAGTCCGGAGGACATCAAGCGCATCATGCGCATGGTGGACGACGAGAATCACGATCCGGAGATGGCGGAGATAGCCCGCAGCCTGCAGGTCGGAGGTGCATCTGATGACGGTGACGCTGGAGAGCCTGTCGGACAGTCGGAACACTCTGGCCGGACTGTGCCTGCTGGCCGTGAGGGCGGCGGACAAAACGTGGAAGGGCGTGGATCCGAGGCGGGTGCGTGACAGCTGGAATCGGACAAACGCCGATTTCCTTACGCTCTTCGCCACACTGCAGACCCGCGCCGCGAGCGATGCGATGGACTCGTCCACGTTGATGCTCGCCGAACAGGGCGACTACGTGCGCCCTGACGGTATTGCGAATCCCCTCGCCTTCGGGACGGGTTTCGCACCGAGCGGCATCGACCTCGAATCGTATTTCGATATCCCGGTGACGCGCACTTTGTCGGCCATCAAGTCAGGCATGGGCGAATCCGATGCCATGATGGCAGGTCGTGCTACGCTTCGCCAGATGGCCATGCAGGCCATCGAGGACACGTCAATCAGCGCGATGGGCGTCAGCATCACCCAGCGTTCCGGCGTCGGCTACGTGCGTGTCGAATCACCCGATTGTTGCCCACGATGCGCCATCCTCGCCGGAAAATACTTCCGGCACAACAACGACTTCCTTCGTCATCCGAAATGCCACGGTCGCACCATTCCCTGCAAAGGCAAGGAAAAGGCCGAGAAACAAGGCTGGATCACATCGCCGATGGACCGCTTCAACGGCATGAGCGAAGATGAGCAGGACAAGGTCTTCGGACATGCCGACGCGCAGGCTATCAGGGACGGCGCCGACATCTACCAGGTCGTCAACGCGCATCGAGGCATGCGGCCGGTCGGACGCGGCGACATCCGCATGACCACGTCCGAAGGCACCAGCCGCTACGGGTGGAGCCGCATGATCCGCAAATACGAATACGGCCAACGCCAGAGGCGCAGGCTCACGCCGGAAGGCATCTACAGCTTCAACCTCCCTCGCGAGCAGACCATTGAACTTTTGAAGCGCGAGGGCTACATCCTGCCCGACAAATGGCGTGAACGGGTGCCGGAACTCCGCAGCCGGCAGTGGCTCCACAACAACGAATGGCGTCAGGGCCGGCATGAGGAGCTGACCGCGGCGCAGAAGCGCCTCGAGAACGCGCGACTCCGCTATGAGGCCGCATTGGATGGCCGCAACCCGTATCAGCCCAGCAGCCCGGTAACGCCGGACGTGCTGGCCAAGGCCGAGAACTCGTATCGCCGATGGCTTGCCAGCAACGGCGAGATATACACCGAATGAAAGGAAAAGCATCATGTCAGATGGACAGCAGCAGGATCCGAACACCAATGCTCCGGGCGCACAGGAGCCGCCAATCGACTGGCACGACAAGTTCCTCGGCCAGAAGAAGGTCAACACCGACCTCGAAGCGAAGCTCAAGGCCGCCTATGAGAAGGCCGACCGAGTGGACGACCTTGAGAAGCAGGTGGCCGACTGGGAGCAGCGCGGCAAGGAATTCGACTCCGCGCAGGCTACCATCGCCGGCCTGCAGAAGCAGGTGCTCCAGGCGAACGTCACCGCCGCGGCGACCGGCAAGCTCATCAATCCAAGCGACGCATTGAAGCTCATCGACTTCTCCGACCTGACCGCGGACGATCAGGGAGGATACGACCAGCAGGCGATCGGCGAGAAGATCGACGCCCTGGTCACGGCACACCCGTATCTCGCGCAAGGCGGGAACAATGCTGGCCTGGCGGGAATCATCCCACCGTCGGGCGTCCGCGATGGCGATCATCAGGCGGGACAGCTTACCAGGGACGATCTGAAGAACATGACCCCGAAGCAGATCGATGAGGCGCGCCGCAAGGGCCGTCTGGATGATCTGCTCGCAGGCCGCAGTAAGTAAGGAGGCCAGCAATGGCAATCACCAATTTCATCCCCGAGGTATGGTCCGCCGCCATCCTCGAAGCCCTGCGTGCGAAGCTCGTCTTCCCGAGCCTGTGCAACCGCGATTACGAGGGCGACATCCGTGAGGCCGGCGATACCGTGCACATCACCGGATACAACGACGTGACAGTGCACAAGTACACGCGCGGCCAAGCGATCACCGTCGATGATGCCACGGATAAGGAAGCAGCCGTTCTTGAAATCAATCAGTCCGACTATTTCGCCTTCAAGGTCAACGACCTCAACAAGGCTCAGGCCAAGGCGGACATGACTGGAAAGTTAACCAATTCCGCCGCCTACAACATGATGAAGAACGTGGAGAACTACATCTCTAATCTCATGGACACTGCCGTCAGCACGCCGGCGAAGACCGTGGACGTCGGCACCCCCGCCGACGCGTATCTCGCCGTCGTGGAAGCCGGACGGAAGCTTGATGTGCAGAACGTGCCTGACGAGGGACGCTGGCTCGTCGTCAGCCCCGACTTCTACGCGCTCCTGCTGCAGGACTCCCGCTTCATCGAAGGCACAGAAGCGGGCCATAATACGCTGCTCAACGGCGTGGTCGGCCAGGTGCGCGGCTTCACTGTCGTGAAGTCCAACAATGTGCCGCACAAGTCCGCCAGCCCGGACACGCAGTCCATTCTCGCCGGCACCAACGCCGCCGTGACCTTCGCACAGCAGGTCAGCAACGTCGAGGCTATGCGCATGCAGACCGACTTCGCCGATATGGTGCGCGGCCTCGACCTGTACGGCGCCAAGGTCATCCGCCCCGAGTGCCTGACCAAGATTACCCTGAACCTCTCCACCACCACCGGTCGTTCCCTGCAGGATGCGCAGACCCCTGTCGTGAGCGGTACCACCGCAGACAGCGACGGTGAAGAGGATGCTGCTGCAGGCAAGAAGAGCGGCAAGTAGTCGAGTCCGATGATCGGAGGCTGAAATGACCGCACTGGCCACCTTGGACGACCTGAAACATAACGGCATCGAAGTGACCGATGAGCAGACGGCAACCAGTCTGCTCGACTCGGTCTCCGAAGCCGTCCGCTCGGCCGCCGGCTGTCCGATCACACTCGGCGAATGGACCGTCGACATCCCCGGAGAACAGTCCAGGAAACTCGACCTGCCATGCAGGGTCGTCAGAAGCGTTTCCAAGGTGCTCATCGACGGCAAGACCGTCGACGACTGGCGGCTCCTCGGATCCGCACTCTACCGCGAAGAGCCGTGGAGCCCCTTCGGACGCATCCCGTCGGTCGTGACCGTCACCTTCACGGGTGGCTGGAATCCGATACCCGCCGATATCGTCAGACTGGTCTGCTCGTACGTCGCAGCCGGACTCCACCAGCTCGAGGACGGAGGCCCCGGCGCCCACGTCGGCGTCAGCTACGAACGTGTCGACGACGCACAGGTCGGATACGCGCAAGGCGATGCCGCCCAAATCGACGTGACCGAACTGCCGGAAGCGACCAAGCGCAGCCTGCGCAACCGCTTCGGCGCGAACGTCTCTTCGATAGGGGTGTTCCGATGAGAATCAGCGCATCATTCCTCTCCAAGGCCCGCCGTGACGCGGAAGGCCTCATGACCGACCAGTGCACGGTAACCCGCCCAGGCGAGTCCACCACGGATCCGGACACGGGACTGCCGAACACCGGCACGGAGCAGGTGTATGAGGGCAAGTGCAAGGTGCAGACCTCTGGTGGTCTCGCCAGTGAGCAGACCGAGGGGAGTGCTGCGCAGGCCATGGGCGCTGTAAGTCTCGTCTGGTCGCTGTATGTGCATTTCCCTTACAACACGTCCGGCCTGTGTGCCGGTGACGTGGTGGAGATCACGGATTCCGCGAATCCGCTGCTTTCCGGCAGACGTTTCCGGCTCGTCTCCCCGCAATCGGAGAAAAGCCATACCACCGCCTGTCGGTGGAATGTGAAGGAGGACGCATGAGCCTTGTGAACGTGGACGCGAGCCAATTGCGGGCTTTCGGCGCGACACTCGCCGGTGGCGCCACCGTGCGTCGAGTATTGGTATCCGCCGCCGTGAAGAAGGGCGCGCAGAACGTCAAGGAAAGCATCGAGGGCGATCTGAAAACGTCCCGGAACGCCGCCTTCCGGCGCATCGGCATCCATTACACGATGCAGACCGTCGGAACGTCGGGCATCGCCGCCGACATCAGCCCTACAAAGGGCGGTGCGGGCAGTCTGGCCAACATCGCCTTCTTCGGCACCACCAAGGGCGATGGAAGCCACCGCTTCTACGAACACGCCGAAGAGGAATTGCCGTCGCTTGCAAGGCATGTGGCGCAGGCGGGGACGGAGGGATTCGCATGACCTCGATCATGACCCTGACCGGCACCATCCTCGACCACATCCCGCAGCCGGCCAAAGGTTGGACGGTGTACCGGCAGTCAGCGCCGAAGCCGACGGACAAGCCGCCGTGGATCATCGAGACGGTGACCACCAACGGCCACCTCGTCGGAGAGACGCAACGCCCTCATTGCGGCATCGGCACACTGCAGGTGCGCATCGTCAGCACCACCGCGGATTCCGTCAACGTCATCGCCGACGACCTCATGGTCCCCGGCCTGACCGGCAAACGTTTCGTGGCGCAAGGCTTCGACACCGGCTGTCTCACCCTCTTCTCCGACTCCGGCGCCTACGCCGCCGGACTCACCGCCGAGGAGACGGCGCTCCTGTACCAGTGCCGCCTGCTCACCTTCAAATTCAACTGGTCGCGCCTGTGACCAGCAGACAACACCACAACCCTCCAAGGCCATCGGTCGCGGAGGGTTTCGTTTTAAGGAGCGAAAATGATCCTCAATCTGGGAGTCGAGATCCCGTCAACACCGGCGGACGGCAAGGTAAATACCATCTGGGTGCCGACCATCCGCGACATCAACAAGCCCACCGCGGCCGAAATCGGCACCGGCACCGACCTGTCCAACTACGTGACTTTGGGTGGCTGGTCCTGCGCGCCCTCGCAGGACAAGATCAGCGACCAGCGCGAAAACTCGTCCATGGATTACGAGGGCCCCGGCAGGAAGAAGATCTCCGGTCCGAGCATCGAAGTCATCGACAACACCAACACCGAGCATTCCAACCAGAACCTCGCCATGGAAACCCTCAAGGAGGGCGCCGAAGGCTTCATTGTCCGCCGATACGGCAAAGACACCGACCGCACCTTCGTCAGCGGCGACGTGGTCAACGTCTACGCCGTCCGCATCGGCATGAGCGCCAAGGACGCCATCGCCGCCAACACTGTGCTCCGCAGCAAGATCAACTTCACCATCGAAGCTCCTGGCTGGGCCGAGAACGTGAAGGTCTCCTGACAATTCTTCCCGCGTCGGACTTTGTTCCCTTCGCCGACGCGGGAACCTCTCAAATTCTTCGCAAAGGAACACCAACACAGGACTTTTTACGGAGCGAAGGAACATCATGCTCAAAGTGACACGCAAGACCAAACAGGTCGACATCATCCTCGACCAGGAGCTCGCCGAACGCATCGCCATGCTCGGAGACCAGCTCGCCCGCGAACTCACCGCGGAACAGGTCACCGAGGCCGGCGCCAACAACGCCGCCAAACGCACCGCCAAACACATCGAGGAATTGAGGAAGCAGGCCGAGGCAAGCACGCTCGTCATCACCCTGCGCGCCATGGGCGTGAGCAAATGGGCACAGACCCTCGCCGCCAACACCGTCACCAACGGCGCCACCGCCGGAACCCGCGACATGTTCGGAACCGCCGCCACCGCACTGCCGCAGATGATCGAGACGGCCACCATCGGCGGCAAGCCCGTCGACGACGCCGACCTCACCAAGGACGCCCTGCTCACCCTGTTCGGCGAGATGACCGACGGACAATTCACCCCGCTCTGGCACGCCATCAACGAGCTCAACGGAACCGTCGCGGACCCAAAAGCAGCATTCGACCTAGCCTCGAAGGTTCTCCGCGGCTGATAGAGGACCTACGGCTCTGCCGCCAGCTCGGCATCAGCTACAAACGGTGGATGGGATGGACGCCATCCATCACCGTCCAACGCGACAGCCACCGCCGCATCATCGGCTACCAGGCCGAACCCGAATGGGACGAGACCGAACGCGACTGGATGCGCGCACTCGCCGCATACGAGCAGACCCTCTGCCCACTGTGCGGATTGCCGCGCGACATCTGCCAGTCACCCGACGCGGAATTCAACCTCCACGCCGAAACCAGCATCTGCTGGGCGTCCACCCACATGCAGGAAGCCATGCGCCGCTGGCAGAAAGCCAACAAGGACAGTCCAGCCAGAGACTCGCTCGTCGCACACATCACCGACTGAAAAGGAGGGGAAATGGCCGACAACAAGAACATCGTCGTCCGACTCATGGCCGACACCTCGCAGTATGAGGCCAGTCTGGCCAAGGCGGGCAAGAGCACCGAGACCTTGGCCGGTGGATTGGAGAAGTCCGGCAGCAAGACCGGTCTCGTCACCAAGGGCATCACCGCCGCGGGGTTGGCCGTGGCCGCGTTCGGCGTCGCATCCATCAAGATGGCCGCCGACTTCGACGAGCAGATGAGCACGGTGCAGGCCAACTCGGGTGCAACCACCGCACAGCTCGGCCAATTACGCGCCGCCGCCCTGCAGGCCGGCGCAAGCACCGTCTACACTGCAGCCGAATCAGCCGGCGCCATCAACGACCTCGCCAAAGCCGGCATGAGCGTGTCCGACATACTCTCCGGCGGCCTCACCGCATCCCTCAACCTCGCCGCCGCAGGACAGATGGACGTCGGAAACGCCGCCGAATACGTGAGCCAGGCGCTCACCATGTTCCACCTGTCCGGCAAGGACGCCACATCCACCGCCGACGCGCTCGCCGCCGGCGCAGACAAGGCCGTTGGCGACGTGTCGGACTTCGGCGAAGCGCTCAACAACTGCGGCGTCATGGCGAATTCGTTCGGCATGAATCTGCAGGAGACCGTCGGCGTTCTCGGCCTCTTCGCCCAGAACGGCATCGTCGGCGCCGAAGCCGGCACACAGCTCAATTCCATGTTGATGAAGCTCGCCAATCCAGCCTCCGACGCGAAGAGCACCATGGAAGAGCTCGGCATCAGCACTCACGACGCGAGCGGAAAATTCGTCGGCATGGCCGACCTCGCCGGCCAATTGCACGACAAGCTCGGCAGCCTCACCGACCAGCAGCGCCAGCAGGCCGAAGCCACCATCTTCGGCAGCTACGCTATCAAAGGCGCCGGCATCATCATGGACGCCGGCAAACAAGGCGTCGAAGACTGGACCAAGGCCGTCTCCGACAGTGGCTTCGCCGCACAGCAGGCGTCCAACAAGACCAACAACCTCAAGGGCGACCTCAAGATGCTCGAGAGCGCCACCCAGTCCGCCATGACCAAGATCGGCGAGGGCGCGCAGGGGCCGCTCCGCAAATTCACCCAGGGTCTGACCGACCTCATCACCGACTTCGGCAACCTCCCCGCCGGAGTCCAACAGGCAATCGTCCTCGGATCAAGCCTCACCGGCATCATCGCCGGACTCCACAAGGCCGTCACACCACTCAACACCAGCACCAGCGCCGCAGCCCAAGCCTTCGGCCTGCTCGTCGACCCCATCCAACGCATCGCCATAGCCGGACCACAACTCAAAAGCGCCTTCACCGACATCACCACCGCCATCAAAGGCACCGACGCCGCCGCCATGGCCGACGGACTCACCCGCACCCAAATCGCAGCCCGAGGCCTACGCGGAGGACTCTCCGGCATCGTCACACTCCTCGGCGGCCCGTGGGGCATCGCTTTGACTGTCGCCGGTGCCGCGCTTGCCGCATTCGCCAGCGCTCAGCAGAAGGCCAAGGAGGCGCAGGACGAGCTCAAGACGAGCATCGAGTCCAGCAGCAACATCGCCGAGACCATCGCCGGCCATTTCCAGAATTTGAAAATCGGCGGTGAGGACGCGTCCAAGGCCATGAAGGAGATGGGCGTCAACCTCACCGACGTGACCAGCAGCGCCATGGGCAACGGCACCGCCATGCAGAAGGTCAAGGACGCGCTCGAGGAGTACGTCCAGGCCGCTGGGGACGACACCTCCGAGATGTCGAGGCGCCGCGCCGTGGCCGACGACCTCACGTCCGAAATCAACAAGGAGTCCAAGGCCTACAAGGAAGCGTCCGACAAGGTCAAGGAAAAGACGAAGGCCGCGAATGATGCCGTGGGCGCCGATGGCAAGAGCGCCTCCTCCGCCAAGCAGGCCGCCAGCGCCAACAAGGATCTCGGAAGCAGCGCCAAGGACGCGGCCGAGGAAATCGACGGACTCGTCAAATCGCTCTTCGGCCTGGAATCCAATAACCTCACCGCCGACGAGGCGGTCGACCAGCTCAACCAGAAGATCGGCCAGCTGTCGGACACCTGCAAGGACAATGGTGTGGTCTTCGACCAGAACGGCAACCTGCTCGACAAATTCTCCGAGAAAGGCACGAAGACCAAGCAGGCTCTCGAGGACATCGCCAGCAGCGCGCAGAACGCCGCCGAGAAGATCCTCAAGCAGGGCGAGAACACCAACTTCTCCAACGGCGAACTCAATCGCGCCAGAGTGGTGCTGCAGGACGCCCGCGAAGCGGTCATCCGACAGGCCGAAGCGTCCGGCATGAGCGCGCAGGCCGCCAACGACCTCGCAGACCGCTGGGGACTGAGCTCATCTCACATCCAGTCCAGCATCACATCAATCGAAAAAGCCGCCAACGACAACAAAGCTAAGCTCGACGTGGACGACTCCAAGGCCAAGAAGAAGACCAAGGACGCCAAGACGAGCCTCGGCAAGTTCCACGAGATCGACGCGAAGGCCACGCTGGACGCCGACGCGAAGAAGGCCACGGCCAGCGCCAAGAAGGCGCAGAAGATGATGCAGGCCTTCAACAAGACCCACGTCAAGGCCACCCTCGACGCGACCGACAAGGCGTCCAAGAAGGCCAAGACCGCCTTTGCGAACGTTGGCAAGCTCGACGGCAAGAAGGCCACGGCCAAACTCGACGCGAAAGACAACGCGTCTCCGAAGGTCGACAAGGCCAACTCGAAGAAGCTGACCAACAAGCGCAACACCTTGGACTCCACGGACAAGGCCACGCCGAAGACGAACGCCGCGAACGCGAAGAAGCTGACCAACAAGCGCAACACGCTTGATTCGACCGACAAGGCGTCATCGAAGGTCGACGCCGTCAACCGGAAGAAACTGCAAGACAAGAAAAGCACCGCCTCGGTCAACGACCAGGCCACGCCGGTGCTCCGCTCTATCAACAATTTCAAGATCCAGGACAAGTCCTTCACCGTCACCGAGCATACGAAGAAGGATAGAGCCTACACCGGCGGCATGTTCACTGACGGGCATTTCGACCGATTCTCCACCGGCGGCATCTTCGACGGCTATGTCAGTCCGACATGGGCAGCCGGAAACGGCATGAGCGATTCGGTCCAACTCCTGAACGCAGCTCTATCCTCCGGAGAATTCGTCGAAAACGCCGCAGCAACCGACTACTACGGCGTCGCCACTATGCGCGCTTTGAACGAGATGAAAATCCCGCGGGAGGTGTTCTCCACCTCGCGTGACATGCCGATTGTGGTCAAAGTCGAAATGCCGGCCGAAGCAGGCGCCACCACCGTCAACATGCCCATGAAGATCGTCACCACGCAACAGCCAAGCGTGACAGGCACCATCATCGGCCGCACCGCCAGCGCGGCAGTAAGGAGCGCTCGCTGATGTCCGACGTGACACTCACCGCCAACGGCTCGGCCGTCACCCTCCACGGCGACGGCGACTGGCAGGGGCCCGGCATCGCGCTGACCGGCATCACCGGATGGTACGCGACGCCGGACCCGAAGATCACCGTCACCGCCAGGGGACAGGGGGACGGCGGCCACGACATCGCCGAATCCGACATCCTCTATGCGGCGCGAGTCGTGACCGTCGGCTACCGAGTCATCGCCGGAGACCGGCAGGAGGCGCTCGGCCTGCTCGCCCAACTCGACCGGGCCGTCCATGGCCTCGTCGCCTGCCGCGTCACCGACCAGGGGCAGGACACGCAATGCGTCGGAGGCTACTACAGCCGGTCGCTCGAGCAGAAGATCCAGAATCCCCTCTGGCAGAACCTCAGCGGCGACATCACGCTCGTGTTCGAGCGGCCGGAGCGAGTCGCGGCCGAAGCTCGTCGGATCCAGCTCACCGCCCAACACGTCAGCATGGCAGGCGGCGGCCTCAACTACGGCGCCAACCGCACGGGACTCAGATACCCGCTCTCATACGGACTCAAGGCCGAAGGCTCCGGCACCAACGTCGGCGTCCTTACCAACCAGGGATCCAGCCGCGCCTATCCCGTCTTCACCGTCAACGGGCCCATGCCAGACGGCGTGAGACTCGACTTCCCCGGACTCCAACAGTCCATCCACTGCACACAGCCCGTCAACGACGTGCCACTCGTCCTCGACACGCGCACACGCACCGCCTCGATCGGAGGACAGGACGTGAGCCGAACGCTCGACGAACGCGGATTCCCCACCGTCCCAGCCGACGGATCCATCAACGTCGTCCTGAGCAGCCTCGGCGGCGGATTCGTCGACTGCGCGGTACGTGACACATACATGTAAGGAGTAGCAATGAGCACTGTTGCATTGGGCATCGCACCGAACACCAGCAACATCGGCGTGACACCGCTCGTCCACCGTCGAATCCTCGGCGCCCAGTTCTCGAACTGCGGCATCATCGATGGACTGGCCGTCACCGGACGAAGCGATTTGCGGTACAACGTCGGCGCGGGAGTGGCCGTCTGCTCGCGTGGTGACAGCGACGGCAAGACCATCGCCTACTGCGAGGGAGGACAGACCCCAGCCGTATCCGCCGGAGACCCATCAAACCCGCGCATCGACATCGTCTGGATCTGCGCGCACAACCAGATCGAATACAAGGACAGCGACAACTACGTCACCCTCGGCGTCACCCAAGGCACGCCAAGCGCGAACCCGGCCGAACCGAAGATACCCTCCGGATGCACCATGCTCCGCAAAATGCGCATGCCAGCAGGAGCGACATCCACCGCCAGCGCCACCCAGATGTGGACACCCGACTACGCCCTCCCATACGGATCAAACCTCGGCAAACTCGGCGAGAACTGGGACCGTCGAGACATGACCGGCGACGCGACAGTCAAAAAATACTATTACGAACAGCCCATCGACTTCACCCTGCCAACCGACAGAATGGTCGAATTCCAATTCAAAACCAACCTCAGCAGCGCCGGCGCCACCTCATGGTCAGACATGAGCCACCGCTGCGAATGGGCCATCGGATTCCAACTCGACGGCAAGGACCTCGACCACTCCTGCGCCAACTTCGTCAGCTACGGCGCATGGCAGACCCACGAAACCAGCTACATCTCCGCCGTCTCCGCCGGACGCCACACCGCAAGACTGCGCACATGGCTCCAAAACGGATCCGCACCCGTCTTCCACTACAGCGCCGCCCAGGACAACAAGGACGCCCTCTGGTGCGGCCGCCGCTTCATCATCTGGGACAGAGGACCAGTCATATGAGCTGGCACGCCTACCTCTACGACACCCAAACCGGCCAGCTCGCGCAGGAAATCGACATCCCCAGCTTCTCCTGGTCCATGACCGTATCCGACTGCTCATTCACCACCACCAAGGACAAAGGTCTCGGAGACGACACCATCAGCGGCCTCGAACTTCCCTGGACCGAAATCCCCGGCACCACACCAGCCGCCAGAGCTGCCGCACTCCAACCATACAAACGCGGCCTCGCACTCTTCTGGCGCTCGCCGATGGACGACCCGTCCTCATTGGGTACGCCGATTCTGGCCGGCGCGCTGGGTGTGCGCACGTCAAGCTGGCATGACGTCAGCGTGCCGGTCATCAGCATGTTCGGCATGCTCGAGGACCGGTATCTCGTCCACGAGGGGGCGTTCGGCACCGGCGCGAACCACACCAGCACGCAGAAATACCGGTTCGAGAACCTCAGCTGGCGCGCGTTGGCGTGCGAGGTGATCCGCCAATGCACCGAGACGAAGCCTGGCGGCTCGTTGCCGATCGACCTGCCTTATCTCAACGAGGTCGGCACGCACAGTCTGCCGTCCGACGGCGCGACGGAGGACAAGACCGCGGCCAAGACCAAATCCAAGAGACGCGAGACCTTGGACGATGGCTACGTCGAGACCGTGGTGGACGGCGACACCAGCACCATCACTGAACAGCACGTGTCGAAGCGGACCAAGCAGGTCGCCGAAACCAAGCCGTACAGTTACCAGACGCGCAAGGGGACAGTGACCAAGCAGCATACGACGACCAAGACCATCACCATGGCGCAGACCACCGTCACCAAGAAGACCGTCACCAAAAACCACGCCGACTACTCGGAGCGGACCGTGACCACCACCACCGTGGTGTTCTCGTTCGACGCGGACGGCAAGCAGACCGGCAGCACCACCGCCACGGACGGCCCGCACAAAACCATCCTGCCACGCCAGACCGTCGCGGAATACCAGGACTCGAACATCGGCAGCCACAAGTGCTCGGACATTCTCAAGAACATCGCCGACGCGGACGGCGGCCCCGACATGCAATTCAGGCCGTACCTGGCGGACTCGCAGCACATCCGCTTCCGTTTCCTCGCCGGCAGCGACGGAGACGTCCACCTCAACCAGGACAGGCGGCTCAGCCTCTCCTGCCATCCGCAGGGCGGCACTCTGGAGAACATCAAGATCGACAGGTGCGCGCCCATCATGCGCGTCTATGCCACGGGATCCGGCGCGGACAGTGGCACCATGTGCGCTTTGGCCGAAGACCTCTCCCTGACCAGACGCGAGGACCCATGGCCATTGCGCGAGACCACGCTCAGCGCGTCGGACGCGAAGACCTGGGAACTGCTCTCCTCGGCCGCGAACGCCGCGATGCTTGCCAACCGGCGGCCGCTCTGCCAACTGTCCGGCGAGATGAACGCCAACGACGTGGATGCCAACGGACTGCCATTGCATCCGCTCGGCAGCTTCTGGCCGGGGGAGACCTTCGACGTCGCCATCGACGGATTCCCCGACTGGCCGGACGGCGTCACCACCATGAGGCTCATGCAGATGAGCGGAGACCAGACCGGCAAGGTCACCCTCAAATTCGACCCGATCGCCGAACCATTCGACTAAAGGAGGCATCACATGGCCAGTCACATGGAGATCAGGCCGGCCGACGACTCCCTCGCGCTCACCCTCGCTGAGGCCGCGTACTCCAAGGCCGGCATGCATGCCACCTATCTGACCGGCACCATCGCCGTGGACAACGGGGACGGCTCCCAGACATGGCTCGGCGGAGGTGCCGCGGAGCCCATGCCCGGCACCGGCGGCCTCATCCCCTTCGTCGGAGACACGACACCTCCCGGCCGTCCGATCGGAGTGTCCGCCACATCCTCGCTGGAGGTCGCGTGCGCGCGCTGGGACGGCGAGCTCGAGGGTGGCATCCCCGCCGACTTCGACCACGTCGAACTTTTCGCAAAGCCGGACAGCACCGGCGAGACCGTCGACCTCGGAGCATTGCGCGGCAGGGGAGAGATCACCACCGGCATCCTGCCCGTCGGCGACGTGGTCGAGATTTGGGCCATCGCCTACGACTGCGCCCACGACGCCAACGGCCTGTCCGCGCCGAACGCGTCGGAGGAGTCCGACCACGCGACCATCATCATCGCGCCCGTCGTCTCCCAGAAGGACCTCAACGACGCTGCCGACGAGATCCTCGCCGCCGCGAAGACCGACGCGGACGGACAGATCAAAAAGGTCAGCGACGGACTCGACGCGGCCAACAAGCGCATCGACGCCAACACGGACGCCGCCGACGCACTGCAGAAACAGCAGAAGCAGCTCTCCGACGACCTCGACAGGAAAAGCAGCGAAATCCTCGCCGCAGCGAAAAAGGACACGTCCGACCAGGTCGGACAGGTCTCCAGCGACCTGGAACAGGCCCGCAAGGACATAGACGCGAACGCCAAGACCTTCACCGGAACCGCGCGCGGCGCGACCATCATCGGCTCCGAATTCCGCGACAGCGAGGACCCGCGCGCGGCGCACGTCAAAATCAACGCCAGCGGCATGTACCTCGGCAACGGCCTCGCATACTCCGTCAGCACCGGCACGCTGAACATCAAAGGCGCCGTCCAGTCCGGCGGGGCGATCAGCGGCGGCACCATTACCGGCGCCACCGTCCAGACCACCTCGAAGGACAAGCGCGGCATCAAACTCACCAACGGCGGCCTCACCGCCTACGACACAGCCGGCAATCCCACCGTGGCCATCGGCACCGACGGCACCGCCACATTCAAAGGCAAAGTCGAATCATCCACCTTCAACGGCGGCACCATCACCGGCGCCGTCATCATCGGCTCCGAATTCCGCACCGGCACAGACCCGGCCACATCGAAGGTCAAAATCAACGCCAACGGCATGAAACTCGGCTCCAAACTCTCCTACGACGCCACCACAGGCACCCTCTGGATGAAAGGAGACATCCAATCCGGATCCACCATCGGAGCCGTCACCATCACCGGCGCCACCGTCCAGACCAGCAGCGACAGGACCACGACCGACGCCGACGGCACCACCAAGACCATCCACGTCGGCGTCAAAATGACCGCAGGCGGCATCGTCGCCTACGACCAGGCAGGCAACGCCAAACTCGCCATCAAAACCGACGGCAGCATCACCATGGACGGCCCCATCCTCACCAACGGCCGCATCACAGCACCAATCCTCGAAGGCGGCGTCATCAACGGCGGCGTCATCACCGGCACGAAAATCCAATCCAACACCTCCGAAAAAACCGGATTCAAACTCACCGGCGGCGCCCTCGACTTCTGGGACGAAAAAGGCGAAAACACCGTCCACCTCAACGGCAAAGCCAACACACTCGCAGGCAGCTTCGCCACTGCCCTATCCGGCCCACGACTCGAAATGCGCAACACCACCACCGAAGACGGCAGCGTCTGCGGCCTCCTCGAATGCTACGACGCCAGCAGCACCGCCTGGTACGTCCAAGGCCAATCACGCGGCTTCAACACCAGCCAACCAGACCCCGGAGCCTACCGACGACTCAACATCGGCATCAACCCCGACAACAGCGAACTCAGCGTCGTCCGATACAACAGCGGCGCCTCCCGCGTCGTCATGGAAGCCGGACGCGTCGATATCAACGGCAGCGACGGCTGGGCACAACAAGTCGGAGGCCTCGGCGTCTACGTCAACAACGTCCGCATCGACCCGGTCATCTACACCGACCTCAACGACTGGTTCGTCCCCGCCAGCGGATGGACAGCCTACTGCGGCGACAGCGGCAAAGACCCCCGAAGCCACATGACCGTCATAGGCAACACCTGCTACATGCAACTCGAACTGCAACGCGCAGACCGAAAAAGCGTCACATTCCAATCCGGCGACTACCGGGACATCGGATACTTCAAAACCGAATTCATCCCAAAAATCGGCCTCAACGTCCCCTGCATCTTCAACAACGGCCTCTACGGCGGCGCATTCGTACCGGGCAACACCAGCCCCAGCAACACCACCGGCATCAACGGCGACGGCAACTACCTACGCGGCCACCTCCGCGTCGGCGTCCGCCAAACCAACGACGCATGGTGGGTCAGCGTCTTCATGATGTACACCCTCTAAACCCGAAAGGAAAACCATGGCCGACACCACACAAAACATCCTCGACCTCCGACCCCCCAAAGACAGCATGAAAGCCGAACTCTACCGCCTCGGCCTCCGATACACCTACAGCACTGACAACGGCGAAATCTGGCAAAACGACACCCGCGGCATCCGCGCCACACTCACCAACACCAACCAAGACGCCACCACACTCGAAGACATCACCACACACATCACACAAACCACAGCGCTCGCCGACCTGCGGAACATCACCCGCATCGACACGATGACCGCCTCCGACTGACGAAAGGACAGGCAATGGAAATCACCGCAGACGCAAACACCGTCATCGACGACCTCGCACGACAGCTCGCCGACCTAGCGAAACAGAACGCCATCCTGCGCGCCCAACTCGCAGAAGCCACGAGACGGCTCAACACCACCGAAAACAAGGAGGAAAAATGACACAAGTCAAATTCGACCTAGGAAAACTCGACACCGGCGGGGTAGTGGACCTCGCCAACGACCCGATCAGCATCACGCCGACCAGCCGATTCGCCACCGCATCGAAGAAGATCGTCGTGGACGAGACACTCAAAACCGCACTCGACGCACACGGCGTCACCACCCTGAACCTCCCGCCAACCGGAAAGGACTGGGCATACACGCTCTGTGTCGGCATCGGCACCCGCCACGAATTCAACGTCACCTTCGACGTGCCCGACAACACCTCCACCCTCAATTTCGCCGACCTCGTCACCGTCGACCAGACAACCCTCACACCAACCACCACCGGCAACCCACTCGCCGACATCGACCAAACCGACATCGACTGGGCGCTCGCCGCGATCCGCAACTGACAGAAAGGACAGACAATGGCCAATCCGGACAAATTCATCCGACTGCGCGACCTTGCGAAGATTCTGCGCGCCCTGCGCGAAAGCGACGTGGACGGCACCACCTTCCACTACGACGATGTGAAGCACGAATACGCGAACGTGCGCGAATACTACTCGCAGCACCGTTCCGGCCTCATCTATGGCGTGAAGTTCCCGCGCTACTCCTATTCGCACGTCCCCACCGGCGTGAAGACCCACGACAACGCCGACCTGTCCGTCACCGTGTCGACCTCGGCGAACGCGGCCCGCGACGACTACGCCTACCTCAACGCATTCCAGTGGCGCGACGTCAACGCCACGGTCGACGATTCCGGCGTGCCGCACATCACCGCCATCGAGGGCGACAGCCGATTCCGCCGCGACGGCAGCAATGGAGACGTGTTCGTCATGGTCGCCCCCGGATACTTCCGCGTCGACGGCGACGACAACCACATCGAATTGCTTTACAGCGACGAGCAGTACGACGGCTTCGAGCCGATGCCGGGCCTGCTCCTGCCAGACGGCACCGAACGTCCCTGCCTGCTCTACGCGAAATACGGTGCGAGCCTGTCCGGCGGCATTCCGCGCTCCTGGAGCGGACAGAAGATAGATGCCGGCTTCGGCTGCCAGAACGACCAGATCACCCTCGCCCAGAAGAAAGGCAAGGGATACGCCGGCCAATGCCAGCCAGACGTCTTCTACTTCCAGCTCATGCTCATGCTGAAATTCGCCACCAAGGACATGGAGACCGCGCTCGGCGGATGCTTCGAGAACTATACCGCACAGGGCGCCGTCACCAAGGCCGAATCCAACGCCAAACGCGTCATCGTCTCCAAGGACACCGCCGACGGCATCCTCATCGGATCCACCATCAACATCGGCACCGACAAGGAACGCAACAACGCGGCCAACCACTCCGTGGCTGAAGCCCGCACCGTCACGTCCAAGACCACCATCGATGCGACGACCGTCGCCCTCAACATCGACGGCGCCGCCATCACCACCACCACGGCCACCTTCGTGTCCACCATGCCATGGAAGACCGGAGCCACCGACTCCATCCGCGGCAGGGGAGACGGACGCCCGCAGACCGACCACGCCGGATGGCAGCCCGTCCGCCTGCAGGGCATCGAACGCGGCAACGGCATCTACGAGATCGACGCGGACGCCATCGTCAACGCCTACCTCGACGCGGACGGCGTCGGCCACGACGCCCTCTACCTCGTCCACGACATCACCAAGGCGTCCAAGACCAGCACCGACGGATACGACCTCGTCGGCGAGTTCCCGACCCGCGACAAGACCAACGACGCGAGCTCCCGCTTCGCCGAGGACTTCAACGTCGTCGACGGACGCGTGTTCCTGCCCACCGGCACCGGCGCCACCTCCAGCACCGGCCTCACCGACGCCGTCTACGCCAACCCAGTCCAGTCGCAGGGACTCCGGCAGGTGCGCCGGTTCGGCTCTCTCTGGGTTGGCTCGCTCTGCGGCGCGTTCCACGCGGCCCTGAGCTGGGACCTGGCGGGCCGCGGGTGGTACGTCGGCGGCCGCCTATCCGCGCTCGGCCGCTCGAAGGCGTGAGCCAAGAGCGGTGAGGGGTGAGCGCAGCGAGGGGGCGCAAGCCCCCTCATAGCCCACCGCAGACAAAACAACACATGGGACTCGGAGTGGCGCGCCTACCGTCCTTCGCGTCGTGCACCGGTTCGGCAATCTCAGGGATGGCTCGAACTGCGGCGCGTTCCACGCGAACCTGAACAGGGACCTGACGAACCGCAGGTGGAACATCGGCGGCCGCACACCTGGACAATCCTGTCGAAAACATCAGAACACTCCGATTACCGTCGGCCACGATCTGGGCCAGACGGCACGCCACGGCCAGATCCGAAAATGAAACACGAGCACGCGGCCGGTAGAGGAACCCCTCCAGCCACATCGACAGCCGCGCAAAGTCCAGATAGGAACAGCTCAAATTGAAGACATACTGCCGCCACACGCACTGCGGCACACCGGCCTTCGTCAGGAAGGCCACGGACCATTACCTGCAAGGCAAAACATCAAGACGCGACGTCGCGAGATTTCTGGAGCGGCATCCGGACCTCGATGCCATCGCCGACAAGCTCGCCGGCCAGATCGAGACCGGCAGATTCGACCACCCACGCATCCGCTACTTCAACCGCGTCGAACCCATCAGCGGGAAACACCGCGTCATCGGACGAGAGGCCATCGAGCAGCAGATCCTCGACCACGTCGCGGTGCTCGCCCTCATGCCACTCTTCGAAGCGAAGATAGGGCGATGGCAGACCGCCAGCATCCCGAACCGTGGCACCAACGACGCGAGGCGCGCCATACGCAAATGGATCCGCGAACCGTCGAGCAGGGTCTTCGTCAAACTCGACGTGCGCAAATGCTATCCATCGATCGACCGTCTGACGCTCAAGGCGATGCTCTCACGCGACGTCGGGGACGCGACGCTCCTGCGCCTCGTCTTCCACCTCATCGACTCCTACGCCGGAGCCAACGGCCTGAACATCGGAAGCTACCTCAGCCAGTATCTGGCGAACTACTACCTGTCGGCCATCTGGCACTTCTGCGAGCATGGACTCACCAGGACCCGACGGCACAGGGACGGCACCATCACGACGAGACGCCTCGTCACGCACCTGCTGTTCTACATGGACGACGTCCTGCTGCTCGGCCGGTCGAAGCGTGACCTGTCGATCGCGGCCAGACGCATCACCGCCTTCGCCCATGACCGGCTCAAGCTCGAAATGCACCCGGAATGGAACATCAAGCACGTCGGCGTCGAGCCGATAGACATGGTCGGATATGTGTTCCGCCCCGGACGGACGAACATCCGGACGGGAATATTCCTCCGTGCCGGAAGGACCTTCGCCAGATTCCGCCGACATCCAAGGAACCTGACATTGGCGCGCAGATGCGCCAGCTACTACGGATACTTCATCCACTCCGACAGCGTCCTCGTGCGCCGCCGCCGGCAGGTGGACGAGACAATGCGCATGGCCAAGCGGACGCTGGCCCGCGCCAACCAACAACCAAGGAAGGAAAAAAGATGAGCAAACTCGTCACCAGCGCCACTCCGCTAGAAAAGGTCGAATACTTCCGGCGGGGCGACGGCCTTGCAGACATCTGGCTCCGCGAGGACATCAGGCAGGTCCAGCGCCTCGGCGCCGACGGCACCGAGTCCACCGAATACACGGCGCAGGAGACCTACCTGTGCCGTGACCTGACCGAACAGGAGGCGGTCGAGCAGTTCGACGGCCTCATCCGCTCGGCCGAGATCGAGTCGATGGATGACAAGGAGCGCATCGCCCAGCTCGAGCAGCAGACCGTCGACAACGCCACCGCCATCGCCGCCCTCTACGAGGCGCAGGCCACCGCGGTTTCCGCCGACACCGAAGGAAAGGAGTGAGCGATGACAGCATTGCAGCAGGCCATGGTCGCCATCTACGTCAACCTCGTCCGCTCCGGCGCGCGCGCCATCGATTCCGTCCCCAAGTCGCTGAGAGACGAAGTCCAGAAGCGCCTCGACCCATGGAGTGCGGATGACGTCGCTTGATCTCTTTTCGAGCACAGAATTCTGGACTTCGCTGCTCGTCGCGCTTGTGGGAGGCGGGGGAGTGGGCGCCATCATCGGCGCGATCTCCAGCCGTCGCAAGGACACGGCGGACATCGCCGCGAAAGCATGCGACATCCTGACCGATTCCGTCATAAAGCCATTGCGAGAGCAGGTGGAGTCGCAGGAGGAGCAGATCCAGCATCTGGAGGTCCAGCAGCGGAAATACTTCGCGCTCACGGCCTACACCCGATCGCTTTTCCATTGGCTCCAACAGTTTTGCGAGATCGTCGAGCCCGACTTCCTTCAGCGGCATCCGAAGCCGCACCTGCCGGACGAGCTGCGCGCCGACGTGGCGCCGGAGACCGTGGAGGGCGAATGACCTTCGTCATCGCCTGGACCGGTCTCGCCGCGCTCGTCCTGCTTTTCAACCGTGGCGCTCACATGTGACGCCGCCATAACCCATGAAACCTCACGTGAAAGCGTGGGGTTTCCCGTTTCTAGAGAAAGGAAATGAATGCGCAAGCACAAGCCTCCGTGGCTCAAACGCTTCCGTCTGGCGGTCACCGGCGTGGTCATGGCCATCACCATGGCCGTGGCGCCAGCCGCGATGGCCGACCTCAACGGCGTCGACATCAGCGGCTACCAGTCGGCGGATATACCGTCCGCCATCTCGGCCGACTTCGTCATCGTCAAGGCCACGCAGGGGCTCTACTGGAGCAACAACAACTACGCCACGCAACTGGCCAACGCCGACCGTACAGGCAAGGAGACCGGTGTCTACCACTTCGCCAACGGTGGCAACGCCACGGCGGAGGCCGACACCTTCGTCAACGCCGTCGCCGGACGCGTCGGACGCTCCATACTCGCCCTCGACTGGGAGCAGTGCCTTGCCTACGGGCGATACGGCTGCGCGACCGCCAACCCAAACTGGGGCAATCCGGCATGGATCCAGATATGGGTGACCCGAGTGCATGACCGCACGCAGGTCTGGCCCATCGTCTACGTCCAGCGCTCCGCGGTCTGGCAGGTCAACACCTGGGTGCGACAGCGGTGCATGCTCTGGGTGGCGCAGTACGCCAACAGCCAGCCGACCGGATACCAGCCCAGCCCATGGAACGGCGGAGCGTCCGGCGAAGGCATGACGCAGTACGCCAGCACCGGCTACATCAACGGGCGTGGCCCGCTCGACCTCAACCGTTTCTACGGCGATCGAACCGCTTGGAAGAAGATCGCCTGCGGCGAACGCGCCGGATGCTCCACCGGTACCGTCACCACGGCCCCACAGGTCAACAAGCCAGCGGAGCAGACGCCGACCGACCTCAACGTGCTGGCCGACAAGGTCATCCACGGAGACTACGGCAACGGCCAGGAGAGAATCAATCGCCTCGGCGGCAACTACAACGCCGTCATGGCGATCGTCAACTCCAAGCTCGGCGGCGGGTCCTCCACTCAGACCACCGTGACCCGCACGCCGTCCCGCACTTACGTGGTCCGCTCCGGCGACACCGTGTCGGCCATCGCCGAGCGTACCGGCCTTAAGCCGGCCTCCGCGTGGCGCGTGCCTTCCGGCAACATCAACCGGATCTACGTTGGCCAGACGATCACCTACTACGGCTCCGTCTCCGCGACTGCAGCTCCGTCCACGACCTACTACGGCTCCACTCACGTGGTCAGTGCAGGCGAGAGCCTGTGGAAGATCTACGGATCCGGCTGGTACGCGGCGGCGCAGCGCAACGGCTTGCGCCCGCCGTACACAATCTATCCCGGCCAGCGGCTCCGCTGATCGGATCCCGGCTCCACGATTCTAAAAGTTGTGGAGCCGGTCTTATGCAACACTTAAGGAGGTGTGTAATGGACAAGGACACCAAGACCGAGCTCGACTATCTTCTGCCGGACAAGGCATACGAGATCCTCAAGTGGGTCGCGCTGATCGCCCTGCCGGCCGTCGCGTGGTTGGTCGGCGCGGTCGGCCCACAGTGGGGGTTGCCGCACTGCGGCGAGCTCGTCACTACCATCAACGCCGTCGGCGTGTTCGTCGGCGCCCTGATCGGCGTGAGCCAGCTCACGGCTACCAAGCCGGACGATGATTCCGACAAAGATTAAGCGTTGTCGCGGAATCGGCGGCAACACTTAACGAAGCTTCGCACCGGACTTAACGGCAGCTTAACAGCTGTTAAGTCCGGTGCGAAGTTGCCCCTCTCTCAGTACTGCTGGGGGAGGGGCTTTTCTTGTTATTCGGAGTGTTTGCGTGGTCGTCCGCCGCCGTCGCGGCGGCCCGGTGGTTTTGTGCGAATACCGTCTGGATCACGCTCACGGCGAGACGAATGTCCGCCGTCATGGGGTATCGTTGCAATCGAACTTGAGACCCGGACCTGCTTTGCTGGTGGGCAGGGTTTCGGGTTCGAAGCGTGTGGCTGGCTGCCGCAGGCATCCGATGGCGAGTCGATGCGCCATCAGCGAGAGCTGGATGTCTCGCCCAACGGCTGGGCCAGACGGTTGAGACCAACCGGAGCCGTGACCCTTCCCGCGCAAACGGGACGCTAGTCATGCAGAAGACTGTAAAAAGATCAGCCACACGGCTTCGGAGGGGCGCTTGGTCGGTGCCCCTCTTTTAATTTTCTGGGAGGATTCCGGGCGTGAACGTGACCGAGGCGAAGCGGCGGATGCTTGGCGAGGCCCGAAAGGCAGCCCGACTATACGCCAATCTCGTCGGAACGATCACGAGAATCGCATGCGACGACGGGATGACGCTGGACATCCAATGGAAGGCCTCGAACTTCGCCCACCTATGCGGCCTGGAATACTACGCCGACGACAACCGCACCCGCAGACTTCCCGCCCGACGCCTGTACACCGACCTCCTGTCCGGCCATGGGATCTCGGTGAAAAGGGTCGCGCCCACCGGAGACGCGCGATGGCTCGCGAGGAAGACCGACGTGATAGCCAGCGCATTCGCACTGAACGACGCATCCATGGTGGTTGAATCAGGCAACAGCCGGATACGCCTCTACATGGGAAACACAGTCTGGTGCATCGGCCTCGGAAGAAGCGGAGAGGACGGCCCCTACTATCCGCAATCCCTACGCAAGGGGAACGCGGCCAAGGAAAAAATGCCAGGAACCCAGATCCACCATGTAGTCTCGATCAAATACCTGAACACGGCACAGTGCCACCCATCGATCCAAGACTGACAACATCCAACCTCCAACAACAAAACCGCCCCGGCGCTCGCGGATGAGCGCCGGGGCGGACGTCACTCCGCCGGATGCTTGCGCGGCCTGCCACCGCCGACTCCGCGTCCGGGGCGTTGCGCGTTCCATTGGTCGATGGTCTCTGGCAGCCAGCCGCGCGTGCGGCCTATTAGGGCGTCCGGCTGGGGGAGCTTGTAGGCGCTGACGGCGGCTGTGCTGATGCCGAGGCGCTTGGACACGTCGGTGACGCTCAGGTATTTGATGGTCATGTCAGTCCTTCCTTCCGGCGCTGAGCGCGAAGACGGCGCTGACGATGGCGCATCCGGCGGTGAGCGCGAACGGCCAGCCGAACCATGCGCTGGCGGCGGTT